GCAGAACGCCGTCAACCTGCTGCGCCTCGACCAGCGCGCGATGATGATCGAGCGGGGAGGCGCCGGGTTGGGAGACGCTGAAAAGGGCGGAGGTCAGTTCACCTGCCTCGCGGACGAAGTCGATCGAATCCGCGACCAGCTGGCGTCGGCAGGCATCTTCCTGGTCGACCTTGATGCCAAGCTGGTGACTGAACGCGTCGCAGAACGGAGCGCCCTCCCCGCCAGCGAGCCGGTGCGCAGTGTCGAGCGCAAGGGCGTCGAGAAGCGAGGGCAGCGTGCCGCTGTCCGGGTTCGCCCACTCGTAGATGGTGCGCTCCGCGCGTTCGACAGCCTTTGCCGCAGCGGTCGCGCCGATCTGCGCCATGACCTTGATCATCGCGTCGGCGAAGCTTCCGGGCATGCGGACTTTGGTCATGCCGCGTTGCTCTGCTGCGAAACCGCGCGAGGATCGCAATCGACCGATGCGTCACACGCGCGGTAGGAAAGCGGCATGGTATTGGCAGGAAGGGGCGGGCGACCGATGCTGGTCAATGCGGTGGCGGCGTCGTGAGGAATCGACTGGTCGGGCCAGTTTGCTGGCAAACGAAACCACGACGCGAATTTTTGGAGGTTGGTCACCGAGAAGGTCTTTCCGTCGCGCAGACGGTTGAAGAACGCGCCGCTGCTGGCGACGATCGTCGCTACCCGCGACAGCGATTTGCCGCCCCATCGAGCGACTTCGGCGTCGTACGAATCGGCTATTATTCGCAAAGCGTTCTCGTATGCTTCATTCATGACGCATCAATGCATCATGAATGCGATATCGGTCACGTCGCAAGTGATGCTCGCTACCGCCGTGGTGACGCTGCATATGTGACGCGGTGAAGCCTATTGAAATCCTTCAAGAGCGTGTCGCCGCGAAGCTCAGCGAGCTGAACGTAAGCGCGCGCGAGATATCGATAGCTGCGACCGGGCAGCCAGGCGCCATCCTGAACATTCTGAAAAAAAACGCGATGCCGCGTATCGACCGGCTGGATGCTATCGCTGAAGAGCTAGGCACAACTTCAGACTGGCTACTTGGGCGTGAAAACGGGATCGAGCGCACTTTCTCGTCTCAGGCCTTGTCGCCGGAAGCGTTTCGCCGCCTTCCGAAGACGCTGCCTATCTATGGTAGCGCGCTTGGTGCCGACCTAGAATTCGGCGACGGCAATGGGATCATAGTAAATGTGGAGCAGACGGAAGTGCATATGTCCGCACCCACCGATTTTATGGCTCGCCCGATCGGCGTAACCGGCAGACCGGATCTCTACGTCGTTTCCGTAGCGGGTCATTCGATGGAGCCACGGTTTGACTCCGGCCGGCGCCTGTTGGTCGATCCAAAGCGCTCAGCGGGCGTTGGCGACGACGTGGTCGTCCAGCTACGCCGCCCGACGTTCGATGGCGAAGAGGTCAGCCATGTACTGATCAAGCAGCTTGTGCGACGCCGACCCGGTGTCGTCGTCCTACGCCAGTTCAACCCCGCCGCAGAGTTCGAGGTACCGAACGAACAGGTCTCGTCAGTCCACCGCGTGATGCCTTGGGATGAGGCGATGGGATTTTGAGCCTGCCATACGAGGTGGTAAGCTTGCGTCGCAATGTCGCTGTGATCCTTTGCCCGTCGAATGCGGCAACTCCATATAGCAACAGCTACATTGAGGATATTTTAAGTCGGACCGGTTTTAGCGACCTTCTTAGCAAGGGCCGGCTAACTAGCCTCCATGATTTGGAAGTTATCTTGACGTCAGTTCACCGCCATGAATAAGGCGACTTCCCAGTGGCAGTGGTTATCTGACCCGACAAGCATCTGGTGGCTCAAGGCGGCAGATTTTTGGCTTAGCGCACTCGGCTTCGTGATAACCGTTATTACATTGATCGTGGCCGTTAAGGCCAAACAGGCAGCCCAAGACGCCAAGATAAGAGTCAAGCAGTACGATGCAGCGAGCGGAAGCACCAACGCCCTTGTTCTTGTAACTAACATGTTCGATTCCACGGATCGAGGGGACTGGAAGTCAGTTAACAGGTCTTTAGCCGACGTCAGGCAGTCAATAATAAGCATCCATAAGATAATAAATGCGGAAGATGGAAAACTTAACGGTGACCTCAAGAGGGCATCTCGCAATTTGCAGAAGCTAATATTAGCGCTGGATGCGGCAGAAAATGGCCAAGCATCACATCCTGATAAAGTCGAAATGAAGCAGACGCTGAGAAAACTTGAGGATACACTTCGCGATGCCCAAAGACATTTGCAGGAGCAAATAGTATGAATGATTCTGTTGCTCGAAAGCACGCAAAACTTGTTGATCGCCTATATGATAAAACGATTGACGGAGAGCCAGGCTGGCAGCTTGGCCCAAGCAGGATGCCCGAGTTAGCAGTCGGGAATTACAAAGTAAGATTGCACGAACTTACTCGTACTGGCGTATCGACAGAGTACGTCGTTCTTTTAAATGAATACGACGAAGAAATAGAGTCATTCTCCGACGAGGATTTAACAGATTACACCCCAAACATTCAAGGATTTGAGGATTACTGGCCGATGCTGACAAGATTACGGGAAGCCGCATTTCGTCAGGCAGTTGGTGCAGCCAGGGCTCTCGATGATATTCTCAAAGAGCTTGATACCGATTTTTGATGGTGCCTTCGATCTAATCTAATGCCTGTTGAATATCCGACCAATCCTACTACAAGTTCGCAGCATCAATATATGCTCTATCACTGAAAGGATGGCCTCCCTCAACCATCGCTACGCTAGGTATATTTGTAGCGAACATATATCAGACGAGCTTAACCTTGGATTCTGGATGAAGGTCGGGACGGCCGAGCGCCAGCGTAAATGTCAATGACACCAGCTCGCGCCCGGCCCGGCAATGAACTGCTCTCGCAGCGGCCTGCGCATCGGCCTCGCTGGAATAGACGCGCGACAGCGTATTCGCCCCCTCAACCTTTCTGGTCACGGATTACCGGCGCTTTCCGGACTTCCGATCGTACCACGTCGCCTTCACCCTCGGTACGTCGTCGCGCTTATGCCAGCTGAACTGGTGGGCATCGCCGTCATGCCGATCGTCCCGCACAACAGTGACGCAGTGTCCAAGTGCGCTCGAATTAGGCCCAATCGTGCAAGCACACAGTCGATGAACGTGAAAGTTTCTTCAAAAATCGAATCATTCGAGTCACTTAGTAAATTTGACTAAGTTTCTGATTCTGCGATACTTTTACCATGGACGCAACATACAACCTGAACGGCGGGTTCAAGCCGACCATGAAGCGGTTCGCCGACCTTGGAGGCCCCGACTTCTTTCCCACCCCCGCCTGGGCAACCCATGCCCTGATCGACAACGAGCAGTTTGAGGGCGATATCTGGGAAAGCGCCTGCGGAAACGGCGCCATGTCCGAAGTGCTCGCACTGACGGGTAACAATATAATTAGTACGGACCTGCATTATCGTGGATACGGCGAAGGTGATGTCGACTTCCTGCTAAGTAACCGCCGTGCAACTAATATCGTCACCAACCCGCCATACAATGCTGCCGAAGGCTTTGTAAAAGCAGGTCTACGAAAATCGGACCGGAAGTTTGCTCTGTTGCTGCGACTTGCTTTTCTCGAAGGTGCCAACCGCCAGCGTACGATCTTCACCGAAACGCCCCCGTCACGAATCTGGGTTTTTAGTGAAAGAATTACATTCTATCCCGCCGGAGCAATCCAAAAAGGCACCGGGACAACAGCTTATGCCTGGTTTGTTTGGGACAAACAGGCATCGCCTGGGACGGAGATGAAGTGGCTAAGGCCGGGCTATAAGGCGGAGCACACCTAAGCTATTTCTGCGAGGTGAGCTTTTCCCTTTGCCGTGATACGATAGCCCGTGCGTGAGACGTGCTCGAGCAATCCCTCTTTGATCGCATTGCCGTCTGTGGTCGAGTGTGACTTAATATTGCGAAATATCTGATGCCACATTGGTTCTGGGTTGCGAGGGCCGGAAACTCTTACATCCGCTGCCGAAAGGCTAACGTGCTGAGGAATGTCACGGCGAAGCTTACCGAAGGATGCTAGTCCATTTGCTTGAGCGTTCGCAATTTTCATAACTGCAACCGCCATATCATCTTCGCCCACCGACATCCCGAATATCTCCTCTGGTTACGAAATGGCCCGACATTCACGTCAGAGTCGAGTCAAAAAATAGATCGATAACCGATGTATCAGGGCACGCCACTTTCATGTACCGGGACTCGAATTGTGGCCCAACGTGAGCGCTGACGAAAGTTGAATAACTAGGTTACGGAGAATATCCGGCCTCAAGCTTCAGGCTGGTTGTATAGCCACGATCACCAACGGTGTTCGTCAGTTCGACCACGAGCCAAGCGCAGAGGTCGATCGCTGCCTTGTACCCGCTTACGCTCGCCTTCATCTCAACGTGAATATCCGGCCGCCCCAATACGAGCGTTAGACTAAGAGAAACCGGCTGCCGCCCCGCGCGACCATTCGCCGCACTGGCAGCGGCCTGCGCGTCCGCCTCGTTGCCGTAGACGCGCGATAGTGTCTTTGCCCCCTCGACCTTTCCGGCCACGACCTGCTCGCGCTTGCCGGACTTCCGGTCGTGCCACGTCGCCCTCACCCCCGGCACGTCGTCGCGCTTCTGGCGGGTGAACTGGTGAGCATCGGCGTCGCGCCGCGCGATGGTGACGGTCGCGATCGGTTTGCCGGACGGCGTCGTGCCGGCGGCGATCGGCGAGAAGATCAGCACGCCGCGCGCGATCTTCGCCACCGCACCGCGCTCCCGGCCGAGGCGGCGGAGGAAGGCGAGGTCGCTTTCACGGTTCTGCGCCTTTGCCGTGACCGCGATGTCGGCGAGGCTGGCCGCGCAGCGCGGCGTCAGCTGGTGGCGCTCGGCGATCTCGGTCACGATCGCGCCGAGCGTCGTGCCTTGCCAGCTCTTCTCCCGCCTGGTCTTCAGGTCGCTGGTGAAGTCGGCCGAGCGCGCGCGGATCGTGATCAGGTCGGGCGGGCCGCCATGCGCGACCTCGTCGACGATGAACCATCCCTTGTCGACCAGGCCGGGCGTGACGTCGCTGCCCTGCTTCCAGCCGAGCCAGACGTGGATCCTCGCGCCCGTCGGCGGAAGGGCGACGGCGCCGTCGGTATCGTCGATGACGAGATCGAGCTGGTCGGCCTCCTCACCGCGCTTTTCGGTGATGCCGAGCGAGACGAGGCGGCGGCGCGGCGGGCGGCCACCCCCTTGCGCGACGCGGCCTTCGAGCAGCGGCGTAATGTCGGTGCCGTCGACGACGACACGGACGGCGGCGATGTTGGCGATCATGCGACGTCGCTGTCGACGCGCAGGAGGTCGATCGCGAAATCGATCTGGCGCGGCGTGCCGTCGGGGAAGAACGCCTTTGCGCGATCGTCGATGCCGGTGATGACGAACGCGCCATAGACATAGCCGAGGCCGTCGACGAGCGACCAGGCGTCACCGCTGTCCGCCATGCGGCGCAGCTCGTCGATCGACACGCGGCCGTCGGCGATCTCGGCATAGACGGTGCCGGGCAGCGTGATCGTCTCTTCGCCGGGCCCGGTATATTGGGTCGCGTCGCGCGCGCCGATCCGCGCGGACGTGGCGTGGCGCCAGTTCGCGCGGCGCGCCAGCTCGTCGAAGGCGAGCGTCTGGATCGAGAAGGGGAACAGGCCTAGCGCGAGCAGCATCAGACGGTCTCGTAATCGGGGGTGTCGGCAAAGGACGACCGGCGCCGCGCGGCCGTTTCGCGGTCGCGGCGGTCGAGCTCGTCGGCAACGGCGCGAGCAAGGGCTTGCGCGTCCTGGCCAGGCTGCTGGTTGATGTGGATGGTGTAGCTGCGGGGTGCGGCGCTCGCCGTGCCGGGCGATGCGGAGGCGGCGCCGGCAGCACCGCCCATTGCCAGCGCCGGGATCGCGCTGCCGGTGACGATCGCGGACGTCAGGCGGCTGGAGAGGCGGTCCATGCGCTTGACCGGCTCGCCTTCCTGCGCGGCGATGCCGTTGGTCAGCCCGTCGACGATGTTGCCACCGAAGCCGGCAAAGACGCGGCTGGGCGAATGGATGCCGAGCTTGGCCTTGAACCAGCCGGCCGCGGATGACGCGACGCCGACGATCGTGCTTTTCAGCGAACCGAACATGC